TTGCCGCAGTCCAGCTGCGCAACACAGACACCGGATCCGGGTCGTAGGTGAGGCCGTTAAGCCAGCCCAAAGCAAACACCCTGAAGCGCAGGCCCCGGGTGATGGCATCCCAGTTCTCGTCCACGAAGTCTGGTCCTGCGGTGCCCAGGTATTGGCAAGTAAAAACTTCGCCGGTGGCGGTATCAGTCAGCAACTGCTTATCGAGTACCGCTACTACCTTGGCCGCTAGGTCATCTACATTCTGAAAAGTGGTCCGGGCAACGTAAGGCCAAACCTCCAAGATGCGCCGGAATCCGGTCCAGGGCGTGTCCTCGGTGTCCACACCCTGACGAAGCACCAAGTAAGGCTTCTGTGTGCTGGCCCCGGCCGCGTGGGGCTCGTATACCCGGCCCTGGATATCTGGCACTTGGTTGATTAGTTGTTGCCTTATCGCCGCTCGCATATTAGCTCCTCCAGTAGTCCAACACCGTGCTCCTAATCCGCCCCAAGTGCGCTTCTACGGTCGGTCCCACAATAGCGTAGTTGCCGCCGTGCGCTAGCTCTAGCCAAATGCCGTACTCTACGCCGTGGGATAAGTAGAGTACCAGCCGGTCTCCTTCCTGCTCTACGCCCCCGTGGAGCCCCTGCCTCGCGTGCCCCGTTCTATCCGTCCAGGGAGCGTGTTCCTTGGCGTAGCCCTCAAGCTGCCCCGCCCAGTTCAGTAAAAGTGCATACATGCCCGCTTTTTTCCGCTCGATGTGGTCTATCACCCTGTCAGCGAAACCCAATTAACTCACCTTCTTCAAATCCGCCTGATAACCCACTAGCTGGCCCTGGACCACCTGAGGATAGACAGCCGTCACCTTGAAATGCCCCAGCCCGGGCACGTCGAATTCGTCCACCACGTTGGGGCCCGCTTGAATATCAGCCGTATAATCCGCCAGCAATCCCCACGTATCATCCTCAAGCTTCCTGCCCGGCAGGTCGCTCACCAGGCCGGGAGACCTGCTGCCCGCAGGGAATATCCGCACCGTGAAAGGACCCTTCATGGTTGTGACTTCTGTAAAGCCTCCGCCCTGCGGCACCTTCTCGGTGCGGGTAATTGTGACCTGGGTCAGGTTCTGCTGGATCACCCAGGAGATATGCTGCCGCCGGAGGGTCGCCAGGTCCATTCACAGCACCTCCGGCGGCGTAAATCTCAGGATAACGCTGCCCATGCTTGCCTTGGCCATATCTGAATGCTTCTGGGCCATTGTCAAAGCATGTTCCAGCTCATCCTTAAGGGCAGTAAGGTTGTAACTTTCCTGCCCGACCCCGTAGCGCTCTATCTTGCCTTTCAGCAGACCAGCCTTTATGGTCCAGCCGGTGGCAGCGGCATCCCAAATACTCGTAGCTTCCGCAAGAATTTCATCCAGCTCTGTGTCCAGGAAGTTTGTGTCGCTATCGCTTCCGCCTGCGGGTATGAGTTCGTTCAAAAGTTTCCGCAGCCTTTGCCTCAATTCCAGTGTTGGGGTCATCCTTCACCAACCCCTCTTTTAATACCTTGCTCACGAAATACGGGCAGCTATGCTCCAGGACCGCGCTTTCCCGGGACCACCGCCGCGGGACAAGCTCTTTGTGACACTGCATCGGTGGCAACATAGAATAATCAGCGCCCGGCACCCACGGGAACCGAGCGCAGTCAATGCACCGCGCCATTTAACTCACCCGCCCGGTTTAGCTCAGACTGACTTCCTGGACATTTTCTTCCACAGCGCTGTACACCCCACGGTAAGCGTAACCCACAATCTGGGCTTCGATCAGGCGGGACAGGTCGCCGCTAGTGGCCTCGACGCGAAGATCCTGCTTAATCAACTCCTTGAACCCGCGTTTTGGCCGGATCAGATAGGCTTTTCCCTGCGGCACACCAGAATACTCGAACGTTTTCTTACCTACCTGGACAGTCCAACCATCGTAATAGATGACGGCTTCGATGCCAGACACAGCCGGATAAGTGGTACCGTTGATCTGGTAACCGCCTTTAAGAGCCATTTCGATGTTTTCTTTATCTAGACTGGAAGCCAGCAAAACCGTCCCGGGGCGCTTTTTAGCCCTGGCATCGGCAAGCGCCTTGTTCAGCGTCTTGTAAAACCGCACCCACAGGTCTTCATCGACTGTTCCCTGGAAAGCTGTTTTGTTGGCCGTCGGGTAGTTGAAGCTGATGATCGGATACAGGTGAATGTGATTCAATAAAGCGTTGTACGCTTCACCCATGGCACGGTTCAAAATCTCCATGGAGAAGCTGTCGTTGAAATCCTTCATTTCCTTGGTGTACTCGAAACCGGCGGCATAGGTGCAGATGCGGGCCACCGGCCCCTGTTCGGCCTGTAACCTGCCGAACTTGACTTCTTCGCCCTCAATATGCTCGACAAACACTACCGTACCGTAAAGCGCCCACTTAGCATCGATAAGCCTCGGCAGGTTGGAATCCTGCAGCCTGTCGTAGATCGGCTGGTACAGAAGCGGTACCTGCTCCCGGCCCAACTCGACGTCCAGAACCACTTTCTTCATCAGGTCCTTGAACTGCTCCAGGCTACCGCTGGTAAGCATTTCACCTATGGGTCGGGAAAGTTCGAAGGTCTCCATTTCGCCGTTGATAATCTTCTTCTCAACCTCATACAGCTTCCCGTCCAGAACAAAAGGCACCTTCTCTGTGTAGGTGCCCTGGCGACGTGCCTCTTTCAGTGTTTCCTGGCTATATATTCTCAACTTAATTCACCTCCATTAAACTTGCGGTCCAAGAATGAACCAAATTACGTTATTTACATCCTTCGGAACCGTAACTCTGCCAACCTTGCGGTTTGCTCCAGCACCATCGCTGGTCGTGAGGACCTTATTAGTAGCGTCAAAATAAACCAAATCACCCTTATTGAATGCATCAGCCGCATTGATTTGATCGGTCTCATACTCCGCCTGCTCGATATTAAGCACCACTTCCGCCGTTTCCCCGGCCCCGGTAGTTACCGACTGCATAGCGCAGCCAAAGAAGCCGTCGAGCAGGTATAATTTTCCCGCCTCAATCGTGGTATTTTCCGGAACCGTAACTTTAACGCTCTTGCCGTCACTAATCTTCCCGCCGCCCAGGTTGTAAACGGTACTGGGAACGGGTTGCCCAATGTAAGCCATTTATCCCACCTCCGTAAAATTAAATAGCCTGCCGTTTCACGCGCAGGCTGGTTGTTTCTTTGCCGCCGCCGATGACAGGCGGTTTATCAACATGGAATTTACCGATTGCCGCTTTCACCGTCTCATCGGCCATGAGTTTGTCAATCTCACCAGCAATCTGCTCCCTGGTTGCACCCTCCGGAACCTGGAGCATCCTGCGCACCAGGGCCTGGGCTATTTCCCCAGCCACTTTTTCCTTGATAACCTCATTAATGAGTTTTTCACGCTCGGCCATTGCCTTTTCATCCAGAGCTTTCCTGGCCTCTCCGGCCACTTTGACAATATCCATTTCACCGGTTACTCCCAGAACCTCCCGGACTTTACCCAGGATTTCAACTGCCCCGGTGACTTCCTTGAGCCAGTTGGCATCAATCTCCCCGGCTATCTCCTGAGCCTTCCAACCCATCTCACCGACCACTTGGCCCAAAGTTACCTCTTTATTGGCCAGCATGGTTTTAAGTTGAGCAACTAATTCCTTCCAATTCATTTCCTTTCGTCCACCTCCTATAATCTCGTCCATCTCACCGATAGCCACCACCGCCGTCGGCATGCCCGCCCGACCCAGGGGCGTCCAGTCAATGCTCAATGGTTTGTAGTCCACCACATGAGTTTCACCGGCCACCTGTTGCAGCTTGGGTACCCCGAAGATGCTCACCGTGCGGACCACGTTGGCCTTAATCCAGCGTTTAAGATCCGAGGCGGCTTTGTCGATTACGCCTCGGAAGTACGCCTTGCCGTCCTTCCACAAAGCACCTACCCAGTGAGTAACCGGCGTTGGGAAAGCATGATCTACTTCCTCGGGCTTCTGGTGGCCTAAAAACCCGGGCAAGCCCTGGCTCATAACTTCGCCGACAATTGCCTGTAAAGCTTCAGGCCGGTAATTCCAGCCTCGCTTTGATTTGCCGGCTGGGATCTCCACCACCACTTCCATTGGCTCCGGGTCGCCGGCTTTCAGCGCCTCCAGGTTCGCCCAGGGTGCGAGCGGCACGTCCTCAACCCGCATCTCGCCGGAGATGACAGCCTGGACAGCGTAGATTTCGCCAGCGGGTTCTACCCTAACGACCTTGCCGTTTTTGTACTCGTATTTACCACCGAGCAACCGTGAGGCCGCAGCAGCAATGCGCTTACCGATGATAGCCCACTCTTCTGGTGTATACCCGCCGGCTTCCCTCTGACCTTCGTGGTTGAAATAGGCAACGGCTGCTCTAATATGATCTTTGTCAATCGGATAAGCGTAGTTGACAGGGTCCCCGTATTGTTCCGGATCGTCCGGGTAGCCTTCTGGCGGCGTAAGGTGGCCCTTGCCCTCTTTAAACGCAATGCCGTATTTTTTTGCCCTGGCTTCAGCTTCTTTGCGGAGTTTTTCCCGCTCTTCGCTGGTCACCTAATCCACCTCCTTTCAAAATGGCACAATAAAAGCGCCTCGGCTTTCGCCTCAGCGCTTTTTAGCATATTGCCCGGTCTTTAAGTCTCGCACCACCAGCCTCTGATGTACCGGATGCACCTCAATCCTTCTTACCGGTGGGTTTTGTTTTATCTCTACCTGTGCCTGACTTTGCGGCTGGCTTTGACTTTGCTTTTCCACCGTCCACCACCCCGAACATGTCATGTGCCAGTTCCCGCTTTAACTTTTTGATGTCTTCTTTAGTCGGCTCCATTGGGAAGCCGATGCCAATGCCATAGGTCACTCTTTTCTCCACCTCTCAAACATAATTCCATGATCACCCGGGAAAGGAGTTGTGTGTTTATGCAACCCCAACCATATTTCAAGCGGAATGCCTTTAGGATAAGCTCTGCATGTTCTCAGCCCGGCTTCTCCATCGAAATGCCGGCAGTAACTGCAAACTGAGCTATATACGGGGATATTTAACTCCTTGTCTATTGTGATTCTTTCACCACTCTTCACGGCCATAATCCAGTCCCGTCTCCTTTGCCACTCGACTCCATACCTCATGCCAGTGCCTTCGGTTGGCTTCTTCCGGCGTTATTTGGCCCCGTCTAATTGCTGTTATAAACTTCTGATAAACCTCATTATGATACCTTTCCGCAAGCGGTCTTATTATTTTTTCCCAATATTCACGTGACCAACCGTTATTGGGACGGTTCAAGTAGTATCTATAGTATTGGCCACAAGCACGGATACCTTTCAAATTCCAGACTGTAGCTAAATTAACATCTGCCATTGAAAACGAAGAGCCACTTGGGTGATTGTGAGTTAATATTTTATCCTCAAACAAGCGTAATTCATCAGGGGTGAAAGAAACGCTGCTTTCATCACCCTCTTTCTCGAATACAACTCTGCCATCATCTGCCAAGACAACTGCTTTTTCAGTTTTGCGATTCACTAAGTCTTCTTCTATTTGTCTTAACAAGCGCCGGAAAAATGTATTACCCTCAGCTACATTGCCGCTCTCAACACCAGCAAGTTTCTTGTAAGTGTTATTATACCACCTTTCCAGTTCCGGTTCACTACCCGGGTTATCTCGCCACCGCTTCAAACGCTCTACAAATTCCTCCGGCTCCTCATGAACCGGAACCAGCGTGCATAAGCAATTCGGGTGGGCGGGCATAGGCGGCTCATTCCCAGATGAATACACCCCACGCCCCAATCCCTCATCATGTGCGGCAAGAGTGTCGCAAATATCTACTACCGGATGGGCATGACTCAATACCCACTTCATCCCTTTGTAGCTCGGGCTAACCCTGGCTGCCGCTATTGTCCCCTCGCCAAAGGCCGCAGTAGCCTCCGTCCGGGCTAACCGCAGGGCCTCGTAACAAATATCGCCCGGAACGCGCCCCTTCATCCGCTCCATCATGTTGGGGTAGTCCCGGGCCAATGTTTGCGCTCCCTGCCGCACATACTGCTGGAGCATCCGGGCAGTTTTAACCGCATCCTGGCCGATAGCCACAGCCTCCTGGATCAGGTCCCTCATAGTAACCCGGAACTTCTCAGACTTCTCCCAAATACGGTCAGAGAGAAACAAGCCGTTTTTTGTTCTGGCCCAGCAGGCTTCCACCGCCTGACGGTTCACCATGGCGAACAAAGCACGAAAGCCGGTAGCATCTATTCCGGCCTTCTTAAACAGTTCCAACGTAACCGCCTGACTGTAGCCCGCCCCGGCGTTAACAGCTTCTTCAATATACGTTTCCAGGGCTTTTGTCAGGTTACCCCCGAACTTTTCCGCCTCCATCCTTAATGCTGCTTCCAGTTCCTCAAGCTGCCGCTTTCGCAGATAACTGGACGGCGTTTTGAGGGCCAACTTCCGCAACTCTTGAGCTATCCTGTCGGCTGCTCGAATATAAAGCCTCCGTATCTCTAGGTCCTGGCGCAACCTCAATTCAATGTACTTCTTTCTTGCCTCCAGCGCCCAGCGGCGATAAGCGCCGGCAGCAGCTTTGATTTCTTCTACTTCGCTCATTTATTCCCGAGCTCCTTCGCTATCTCTTCCGCTTGCTGCATCAGCCCCTCCCCGTCTTCCAGCCTCCGCCGCATGATCCAGGACCTGATTATCCGTTCGCGTTCGCCGGGTAACTCCGGGTCATCAGTCACATAGTCCCGCATGGTCTCCACATACTGCTTGAGCAAGTCCACCGCTGCATCCATACTGATGAAACCGCCCTGGAGGGCCGTATTGAGCGCATCCACCACGGTTTTGAGGGTATCGGCATATTCCTTCTCATCCTTGTCCATAACAGCGTCCCAAGTTATGGCAACGTCGTAGCTGGCAAACTTCTTTCCAGTGGCCTTGCTGTACATCACCAGGAGCATTCGACCCAGGGTCTGCCAACACTCGGTGACCATTTCTCGCTTCCGAGCCACCCGGCGGATAAGGAGCGGCATTTGCTCCTTAACGCTGGCATGACTGCTCGGTGTGTGAACACCAAAGGCGAACTCGGGAACCTCGGAAACGTCTACAATACAGTAGAATAAAAGCTTGAGCAGCGCTTCGGCATCGCCGATGGCCGAACGAACCTCGATAAAACTGGCATCCTCATCGTCCTGGAAAATTAATAACTCATGCCCTCGCAAGTCTATCTTTGCCGGCTGGCCGCGCTGGATGGCCGTCAGAGCATCCGGGAAATTGTTTTGCAAGAAAGCCTGCACATTTTTGAGCTTCAGCTTCAGTCGGGGCGTGGAGTACATCTTGCTGCCCTGCATGGCGTGTAGCATCACATCGTGGTAAGCCTTCAGGTATGGCTCCACCGCTTCAAGTTCACTGGTGCCGTACAGCTCTGTTTCTTCCGGCTCGTTTTTGAAGTGGACTATCGGAATAAATCCCCAGGGATTAGGCCGCTCCTCGCTTACCAGACCAGGCGGAGCATCACCCTCCACCACCACCGTAACTTTATCCACCGCTATACGCTGGGTTACTGCATATTCCCGCTTCCCGCTGTCCCACTTATTCCGGGCCTGGATGGTATAAGCTACTGGCTTCCGGGTTAGCGGGTCAACTTCAATATCTGCAACCTGCTCAGGCGGAATAATGATATAATCTATCCCTGTTTCCTCATCGGGATAAAGCGGGTCCTCTATTGCGAGATTGGCAAGCATTACAAAGCAATCCCCATCTCGTAGACCAAGCTGGTGTGTTCGCTGCATCCGGCTTACCCAGCGGTTGGCGTGTTTCTCCAGGACCGCCTGGGCCTCTTCGTCCTCGCAGTAGAAACGGGGTACTCCCATGAAGCCGGCCAGGGTATTGATAATGGGCTTGGCAAAACCGGCCCCCAGCTTATAGTCGTCGTGGGTGTTGTGGTAAAGCTGCCGGGCCAGGATATAATCAACACGGCTGCTGCCAAGAACATAGGGCACGTTCCAGCGGCCAGTAAGAATTGTACCAAACTGTCCAAACAATCCCTGGCGTAGTTTTGAAATTTCGCCTATTGCTTTTTTAAGCCATCCTTGCCTAACCATATATCTTTGTCCCTCTCAATAAACCAGTTAACCCTGGATCAAGAGTTGCTACTGGAGCAAATGCCAGCACCACAGCGTCACCACGGTCCGGGCTTCTTTTGAGCCGCTTTCTCATTTCTTCCTTACTTTCCACCCGGATCCGCCCCTTGCTGGTATACTTATACTTTATCCCGGACAGGTCGCCCAGGAGTTCATCATCCCGCGGTAGTGCTATCGGGTTTGGGTTTATGTTCGGGTTTGGATTCAGCTTCTCCCGCAAATACCACCACAGTTCACTTCTTAGGTCGGCGAATTTCTCGGGGTCAGTAGCGGCCTCGGCAACGTTAATCCCTACCACCGGGTAACGAAGTTCATTTAGCCGATCCACCACCCCGGCACCTATTCCAATTTCGTCTACCTTAATGCTAGTCACTCCGTACTCTCTATAAGCTGCAATAACATGCCCGGCAGTTTCCATCGTGTCTTGCTTGGCGTAAACCTGTAAGGGCAAGACCTTGACTCCTTTACGGGGAGCAATAACTGTTTTGTCACTACCAAATCGCGCCACGTCCACACCCAACTCTGAGGGCTGCCCTTCTGGTGTATCATCCCAACGTTCCATCGCCGCCTCGATCCAGGCCAGCGGGATCAGGGTATCGTCTGCCTCGGTCGGGAACTGCCCCTTAACCCGGGCCTGGTAAGCCGGCGACTCCGGCCCCCACCGCAGGTACTTGTCCGCCACCCAGGCCGGCGTGATAAGTTTCGGGTTCGGCAGTGGGCCGGTTATTTTACTCTCCCAGGTACCGTTGGCTATATCCTCCTCAGTGATGCCAAACGCCGTGAAGTTCGGCGTGTCAAAAGCAGATATGGCAATGGTGTGCCATCCAGGCCCCCGGAAAGCATTGTAGAACGTCCCGGAAAGCGAAGTCGGGTTGCCCAAAAGAAGAAGGCGCGCATGCTCCGATGTCAGTACGCCTTCGATCGCTTCAAATATGTCCTCCGGCACGCCGGCGGCTTCGTCCACCACCACCAGGATGTATTTTTCGTGAAAACCTTGAAAGCGGTCCGGGTCGTTGGTCGATAACCCGATGGCGTACCATTCGTCCTGGACGATCTGGATCTCCGGGCTCTTCGGCAGGATACGCCCCCCGAGCGGCACCCTGGCCCGCTTGTAACCGGCCCGGACTTCCTTCCAGACTAACTTCTCCACCTGCCGCCAGGTCGGCGCAGTAGAAAGCACGATGCTTTTGGGGAAATTATACAAGAACCACAGGATTACATTTCCTGCGGTAAAGCTCTTCCCCACGCCGTGGCAGCTCCGGACGGCCACCCGGGGATAATCCCTGACGGCATTCAGTATCTCACGTTGCTTCTCCCAGGGAACGATGCCCAAGACATTCTGGACCCACCAGACAGGGTCGGTTTTCCCTTTGCGTTTGAGCCTTCTTTTCTGCTTGGGGCTAAGACTCTTCAGACTCATCGTCATCTTCACCGGCCGCTAAATCGGCCCAGGCATTACCCCTGCCCGGGTCGTCGCCGCGTTCAATCTTC